AGCTACTGGTATCACTGAAAAGTCTAAGTTATCTTGGATGTCTAAGTACTGCCATTATCACAACCTTAATGAAAGTGTATATAATACTGTACACTTAAATCCAAATATGAATGTACCAGGTATGGATGCGGTAACTTTACCAGGCAACCCTCCTACAATGAATGCATTCTCTGGACAAACTGCTGGATCTGGTGACAGACCTTTTTCTTTGCTTCCACTTGCAATGCAAGTTGCTGCTCAGACTGTAGGTTTAGACTTAGTACCTGTAGTACCAATGCAAGGCCCAATGGGAATTCTTACTTACCTAGACTTTGTCTATGGTGGTGGTTTAACTAACCAAGCAGGTGGTGTAGATGGAAATTCTGCTCCATTATTAATTAAAGTACCTGTAACATTAGGTTCTGGTATTGCTGCTTTAGCAGTAAACGATGTAAACTATGTTGGTACTGGTACTAATGGTTCTTATGAACTTACTTTCGTAGGTGCATCAAGAATTGACGGATATCCAATCTTCCGTGTAAGAGGTAAATCTACTGACGCAGTAGAAGGTACTGATCCTTACAGACAAGGTGAAGAAGGTTACGAACCAATTTATACTGCTATCGTAGGTGGTGGTGCTCCAACAGATTTATATTCTAATGATACATTAGCTGCATCTATTGGTACTTTTGGTGGAAGCCCTGAATATGTAAAAGCTTTAGAAGACCATATTACTGGTTTCTCAGGTAACGCATTTGAGGCTAACAACCCTGCTACCGGTGCACCTGCATTTGGTTCAGAAGATATCAATGGTGTAGATCCATACCAAAGAGGTGTTGGAGAATCAACTCCAGATAACCTTTTAGGTCTTTCATTGTTCAATAAATCAGTTGCTGCTAAAACTTATCAAGTTGCTGCCGCTGTAACAAGAGAACAAGTTCAGGATTTAAAACAATTCGGAATCGACGCAGTTGCTCAAGTAGAAGCTGTATTGGTAAATGAGTTAACTCAATCTATCAACAAATACATCTTGGATAGAATCTTCAGAAATGGAGCTACTAACGCAAATAATGTATTTAGTGTGGACGCATTAAACTTATCTGCTTCGTTTGTTACTGCTGCTCCTGGTGTTACTGCAATCTCTTTAGGTGCTGGTAATTCTAGTAACGCAAACATCTCGTTAAACACTGCTGATACTGTAGTTGGTTCAGGTGGTGAAACACAAGGATCATTACAACGTAGGTTGTATACTAAAGTTCTTGCTGCTTCTAACTTGATCGCAACGAGAGGAAGAAGAGGACCTGCAACGTTTGCAGTATGTTCTGGGGAAATTGCTACGGCACTACAGGATATCGCAGGTTTCGTACCTTACCCACTATCAAATACAATCAACCAAGCTGGTGGATCTTTATATCCAATCGGTTCTTTGGCTGGTGTAACTATTTATGTTGATCCAAACATGGCTTGGACTGACTATAGAGTTGCTGTAGGTAGAAAAGGTGATGGTAATTCTCCTGGTTTAGTATTCATGCCTTACTTAATGGCTGAATCTGTTGAAACAATCGCAGAAGGAACTATGGCTCCTAAAATCGCGGTTAAATCTAGATTCGCTTTAGTAGATGCTGGATTCCACCCAGAAACTATGTACTACACATTAGGGTTTAACTTTGGTACTGGTGTATCAATTATCTAATCCTATTTAGGTATATGACTTTAAGAAAGGTTCGTCGAAAGGCGGACCTTTTTTGTTTTGTATAAGTCTAATATATAAAAAAATAAAACTAATTATGAAAAGAGTATTATCATATAATGAATTCGTTAATGAATCTAAAAATATTAAGGAAGGTATTACAGATATCAAAGGGATTATGAGTAATCCTATTAAATATAAAAAGATTAAGAATAATGCTAAAGTTTATCAAAAGACTAAAGTACAACAAGCATTAAATAACTTAGATTACGAAAAGAAGAAAGCTGCTAGTAAAGGTGACGGTAATTCAAACGTTCTTAAAGTTGCTAACGCTACAAAAAATGCTGCACTTAAAAATCAGTCAACTGCAATAGCGGCAAGAATGAACGATCTTGCTACAACAGATCCTCTTAAGAAGGTAGTTACTCTTGCAACAAGTAAAGCTAATTTAGCAGCAGCAGAAACGGCACTTAAAGCTGCTGATGCTGAAGAATCAAAAGCACTTAAGATTAGAATTAAAAGATTAGCAGGACAAGCGGCCGATGCACAAAAAGCACTTAAAGATTATGAATCTGATTCAAAAAAGGATACTGCAGATAATGAAACACCGTCTGCTGAAGATAATCAAAAGGCTGCCACTGCAGAGAAAGCTAAATTAGATAAAGAAAAGGCTGAAAGGGAAAAGGAAGCAGCTAAAGCAAACAAAAAAGCAGATACAAAAGATGAACCAAAAGTAGATGATAAAGCCGAAGCTAAGATTGCTCAACTAGAAAATAGTATTAAGTCACAAGATAAAATACAAGCTGATGCAACTAAGAATATAGAAAAATTAAAGGGTGAATTAAAAATAGCACAAGATAATAAAAATACAGGTAAATCATCACAAGCTGAAGTGGATGCTATCTCAGCTAAAATACAACAAGAAACTGAAGATAAGAAGGCTGCTAAAGCTGAAGAAGATAAACTTAAAAAACAATTAAAACCAATAGCAGATAAACAATATGGAGAATCTCATACTCCTTTAGAAGAATCTGTTGCTGATAAGTTTAGAAGATTATCAGGAAAACTGTAAAAAACTATTAACTATGAAATGTAATTGTAAAACCTGTGGTTGCGGTAAATCATGTGATTGTACCTGTTGTAACTGCTAAAATAAATCATTATGTATAAAGTTCGTAAAATAAACTTTGGTTGGTATAAAAGGAGGCATGGTATTCTATTAGAAAATCTGCCTCCTTTAAAGCAAAAACTTTTATTGGAACATAATCATATGAAATGGTTAGATTCTGATATACAAGCCTTTGAGATTATATTTAAAGTTGAGGATATGAATGAGCATGAAAAGAATCCTAATCGTATACTTTGGAATCCTTTTAGAGAAACGTTTACAAACATTAAAGAATTAGAAAAAGACTCGGATCTCGTTGACTGGAATTGTGGAATATGTAAAGCTGGAATTAAATCAAGAATGGATTCTAGGAAGGTTGAAAATTTTGTTTGTAGTAAATGCGTGGAGTCTCATAACTCACGGAACAGCAGAGTTGACCAAAGAATAATAGATTCCTCTGTTAAATTTATGAAGCACTGTAAATCCTTACTAAAAGGTGAACAGAGGGAGTTTATGACTTACATAAGAAGATCATCAAAAGCGTAAAGCTTCTTCTATAGTTATTTTTTTAAATGCATTTAAATTACTAGATGGGCATGCATTTAAAATTTCTATTCCACTTCCATTAAGATCACGTTTAAGCAAATCAAACGCAGGTATAAATTGATCTTTATAAATATTAACACCTGTAGTATTTACTGGATAGCCATCGTGGAAGTGACTTTCCTTTCCTACATTACCCATATCATATCCTAATAAGATAATTCTTTTAGCACCTAAATGAATTGCTAAATTAATTGCAGCATAACCACTATTTCCACCGTGTGCTATTTCATCTTTTTGTTTTGACAATCCATTCTTACTTCCTCTTTTTAAAAGTTTAATACTTTCGTTATGATCTTTATTAGGTGTAATAGTATACTTCAAACCACTATAAGACATTATTTCTTTTCTAAGCCATCTGAATACTCTAGAATCTGTCCAATATAAAGCTGTTGGGTTATTATAATATTTTATAGCTTTATTAATAGCTATAGTTTTTTTATTAGATAATAAATTCCACTTAAATCCTTTTAGTGAAGGGCCTCCACCAATAATGTAAACAGTTTCCCCAGCCCACAACGGTGTAATAGTATGATATTTTAAATCTTTCTTTAGTGGTGTCTTTAGTCTAACTGGATTAGGATTTACTTTAGTAGGTACTTTATGGTGAGAATTAGTGTTTATAATTTTACCTCTCTTTACATTAGTCTTAATGTTCTTAGAAGATTCAGCTGGTACGGATATATTTACCACCTTTCTAATTCGTCGGCCCTTTCTCATTGGTAGATTTTTTTTATTTATTTACATTAAAACAAATGTCTTTTTATCCATATAAAAATAAATCTAACTCATTATATGAAGAATATCCAAAACATACTATTAACAGAGAAGTACAGGCCACAATCCTTAGATGATTTGATTACACCACAGAGAGTTGGTGAGAAATTAAGTAAAGGAGTTTATCAACATTTACTATTACATGGCAGTCCAGGTACCGGTAAAACTTCTGCTGCTAAGGCTTTAGTGAAACATTTTAAGCATCCTTATTTATACATTAATGCATCAACCGATACATCAGTAGATGTTGTAAGAAATAGAATTACTGACTTTTGTGCTAATCGTTCTATAATGGATGAACCAGGAAAAATGAAGGTAATTATACTTGATGAGATTGATGGTGTATCTGATCAATTCTTTAAAGCGTTAAGGGCTACAATGGATCAGTTTGCTGTTAATGCAAGATTCGTTGCAACATGTAATTATATCAATAAAGTACCAGATCCAATTCAATCTAGGTTTGAAATGATTGATTTTGATTTTTCTAAAGAAGAAGAAACTGAAATAATGAAAAGTTACATTATGAGGATTTTTCAAATCTGTAAAGAAGAAGGTATTGGTATCGATAAACATGCAGCTGTTGAATTAGTAAAAAGAAAATTTCCTGATTTAAGAAACATGTTAAATCAATTACAAGGATTTAAATCACAAGGCGTAGAAACTATAACTGTTGAAAACATTAAACAATTTAGTTCTGTGTATAGAGATATTTACGACCTCGTAATCGATGGAGAAGATCCTGTAAAAAATTATCAATACATGTTATCTAATTATGCAAATAGAACTGATGATGTTTTATCTTCATTAGGTGCGGAGTTTATAGATTTTATAAAACAAGATAGGCAATCATACACTCAATTTATTCCACAGATAATTGTAACAGTTGCAAAATATCAAGCACAAAGACAACAAGTAATAGATCCTGCAGTATCAATGCTTGCTTGTATTTATGAACTGCAAACAATAGTTAATGGGGCATGAGATCACAATTCTTAGAAAAATTAATAAAGAAGTTTCCTAATCACATGGAGTTAGGTGGAGCAGTAGCAAGATATTACGACTTAAGACAATCAAAGTTAAGCAAGGAAGAGTGCGAAGAAATTGTATTGAATTCTTCTTTCAGATTTAATTGATACTTGTTATATTTAAAATAAATAATACACAATATGAAAAAAACAGGCAGACATACATTTGTTATAGATGGTAATTATTTTCTGTTTAGAACATTATATGTAATTCCTAGCAGATCAAAAAAGGCAGGTCTATTAGGAACAGAAGAAGACGTACAAGCTTTTGTCAAAAAATTGGCAACTGACTTTGCATATCAAATCAGATTATTCGAAGGTCTTATCGACAAGGTTGTTTGGACGGTAGATTCAAGATCATGGAGAAAAGACTTTTACCCAGATGCAGAATATAAAGGTAATCGTAAACAGAATGATGCCCTCAACTGGGAAAACTTTTCAAAGGCAACAGCTGACTTTATTTCTATCTTATCTAAGCAAGGTGTTATTATTTCTAAAATAGACGGTGCTGAAGGTGATGATTTAATGTATGCATGGAATACTGAATGTCTTGCAAATGACAAATCAGTTATTATGTTTACTGGTGACAGGGACTTAGTTCAATTAGTAGATAAGAGTACAAATAACAATACACATACTATTCTATTCTCACCTGCTCATAAAAAATTATATACTTATCAAGGTTTTTCTGAATGGATGGATTCACAAACAGAAGAAGAACAATCTGATGATATATTTGATGTACTAAAAACTTCTGTATCACCAGAGAATCAGGCTAAAAAATTACTTAAAGCTTTGGTTGCAAAGAAAAAGGTTTCTATTATAGAAGTTGACCCTGAAGACTTCCGTTTTCGTAAAGTACTTACTGGAGATTCAGGAGACAATGTACCACCTGCATATTACTATCAAAAAGGCAACAGACGATATGGCATCAGCGAGAAAAAGGCAACTGCTATTATTGCAGAGTTCAAAGAAAAGCATGGCCACTTATCTCATATGTATCTTTACAACGATGAGTATATTACTGATCTTGCAAATATGACCGTAAGAGTTATGAATGCAAAACATATGAGCAGAGAACAGATTATTTCTAATCTAAAATCCAATGTTAATCTTATGGTACTTGCTGCTGAATCTATACCAGAAGGTATCCTAGACGAAATGTTTAAATCTGTCGAATCTAAAATGAATGTAAAAGGTTTACAATTAAAGACAATTTCTACAATGAAATCTATTTTGGAAAATACTGAATATGCAAAAGAAACTGATAGTTCATTTAAATCTTCTTTCTTTAAAGATGATGATACTGATTCAAGTGACATGTCTTTTATAAAAGGTAGCAAATCACAGGATAAGATTTTTTAAACTTTTTTCTTTTTCTTCATATAAATATAAAATATCTCAATGAAATTATTTGATTATATAAAAGTTCTTTTTGGTAAGGATGCACACTGGGAAAATGTAAGTGGTTATGATAAGTCTAAAAATTCTTTTATGACTAATCGATTCATGAGTATTAAATTTCCAATACAGGCAAATCTCTTTAATACTCTTAAAATTGATCCAATTGGTCAAGCAGAGGCATGGAGATTAGTTTCGTCTAAATTTAATAGAGTACCTGGTTTTATTTACACAAAGGTAAAAAAATCAGCAAAGCAAAAAGCAAAAGAATGGTCGCCTAACCCTAAGGCTTTAGAATTGTATATGAAATTTAACGAAATAGGAGAAAGAGAATATAAAGAAGCATTAAAAATTAACCCATCACAAGTACAGTCCTCGATAGATATATTAGAAAAACAGATGGGAAATGATGTTAATTGATAATACCTTTGAATTAGGAATACCTACACATATACAGTTTACTTTATTTAAATATGATTACTTTGATAGTATCATAATTACTAGAGTAAAAAAAGAGTGCAAAAACATATCTAAAGTTAACGGCGAATTTACTGTTACTAAGTCATCTTTCTTAAATGCTATAAAAACTAGTAAAAGAATTAAAGCTGAGATTGAAAAGGCAGAAGATTTTGGATACATACCAATCCCTTCAATAAAACCTAACTCTGTTTACTTTTTAACTTCTATTTTTAGCAGATTACCTAATCTTAACACATTAACATTTAAGATTAATAATGATAAGAAATATACTCGTTTAATTAAAAATACAGCAGGTCATGATATAATAAGTTTTCATTTTAATATCATTGAAGGTATATTTGATTTAACTAAGGTAATGGATAGAAAAGAATTAGATATTTTTAATAAAACTCTTATAGAATTTAAAATATTAGAAAATAAGTATTTAAGTAGGAAACCATACTTTTATATGAAAGCTACTGCTATTATAGATATTTTAACTGTCATGGAAGCTGAAGGTAAATTAAGTACATTTAATATCTTGGATCACATAGATGATAAGTTAGAAGAAGATGATCCTATACTAATTGTAAAGACTGATTATACCCCTTTTTAATATGATAAGAAGAGAAATGTATCAATTCAAAGGTAATGATCTATTGCCTTGTAAAAGTTGGGAAATATATTTCTTGATGTCAGAAGAAGGTCAATATTATGAAATACTTTGGAACAGTTCAAATAATGAATTGTTAATGTCAGATACTGAATATGAAAAGAAAGGTCACAAGCCTTTAACTGATGCATTAGCAAAATATAAAAACCCTGCTGTATTATCTATAGGTTATGGAATCGGTCTTATTAACAATTTAATTAAACTGTGCGATGGTTCTTTAACCGTCATAGAGATTAATCCTGATATTATAAAATTAGAAACTCGTGACATTAAAGATTTAGATATTATCATTGATGATGCATTTATTTGCAATTATGATAATCTTTTTGCTGATAAAAAGTTTGATATAATTTGGTGGGATCCTTCTGGTGGAAATAATAAAAATAAAACATTTCCAAAAGAAAGACTTAAAAATCTTTTAACAGAAAATGGCCAATTAATAAACTGGCACCATCTTTAATCGCTTAGGAATATATAAACAAATAATGTTTGTATATGAAATCCTTACTTAAGCGCTGTTGTGAATCGAAGCGTGAGTGTATTACTTACTTAGTAGTCTTTTTATGGGTAGCTGTTGGTATTACTGCTACATATTTTGATACTAACTTTACTCAATTGGCTGGTTATTTTATCTCGTTAACAGGTTTTGTTGCATCATATGTGTTCGGTGAAAGCATGAGACCTAGCAATAATAGTTCTATTTTTATGAAAGGTAAAAACAGCAAGAGAGAAAATCTTATGTATATTACAATTGCACTTTGGACTATTATAGGAGTTTGGGTAATTGTTAAAAATGCTGATCTTATGGGTGCAGCTGCTTACTTTGCTGCATTAACACCATTTGTAGGCTCTTATATAATTGGAGAAACTTTTAAAAAGGAGGGTGATTCAAAAGATTCATACGAACAAATAAATTCTTAATCAATGGCAGTTAATGGAAGAACAACAGATGCTAATGGTGATGCTATATTAATTAGCCTTCAAGAACCATATTTAAACGTAGTTGAAGTACTAGGATACACTGATGTAACCAAAGGTGAGTCAACAGGTCTTTATTATAATAAACAATTTAGATGGGGAACTGACGGTGTAACATATTCTGATTATATTAATCTTACCAATGCAAATTTAGAAGCTTTATTATTAAATCCAGATAAACCTTTTTGGATACAGTATCGTTATGAGCAAGTAGGAGATGGTACATTGGAGTTTGAATCAATTGCGTTAGAATTAGTGACTGACGGTGGTGTAATTTGTAGAATTCCACAGATAGAATGTGGAGCTGAAGGCTGTGTTGGGTTTCCTAATTTAGTTGTAGACTGTTGTGGAGATACGTGGAATCCTTATGATTTATCTAGAGCATCATCTATGTATAATCAATTATCGGCAATAACATCAAATATGTTTGGGTTCTGTGTAGATTATTTTAAAACAAAAGCAGATCAGCGAAGCAGGGATGTAATCCTTAAAGAATATTCTTTATTTGATGTAATGCAAGAAGCTGAGGTAAAAATATTAATTCCAGATAATGAACTTCCTACTAGGGAAATTCAATTTAATCCAATGATGATGGATTTTCCAGTACAGTTTGAAATTCATATTGTAAAATCTGCATTTGAGGCAGTATTCGGAATAGGTGCAAAACCTGAAATGAGAGATTACCTGTACTTTAAAGATTATATGAATCGTATGTATGAAGTGGATGCAATTGCAGAGGCGGATGATTTTCTTTATACTGGTTCTTACTGGAGGGTTAGTCTTGTTCCTTATCAACAAAGAACTGCTGTAGGATATGAAAACACAACAGCAGGTATAAAAGCTGAAACGGATACAAAGGCTTTAGTATCAAATGTAGAAGATAAATTCAGAGTAGAGAGAGAAAATGAATTCAGAGATGTTAGAAAAGATAATCAATATAACACAATAGGTACTCAATGTAATGATTATGTTAGAAGATCCTTAGATAAGAGATTAATTATCAGTGAAGAAAATGTTTATAATCAATGGACTATTATTTCTAAATATCATTATAAATTAGGTACTATTAAAAATGGTAATGAATCAATAAAATATCAATATGAAGGTGGCTGGGGTAGTGAAGAAGATCGTGCATTTACATTTTGGGCAAGGCCTCAGTTTTTAAAACCTATAGGAAATAATGTACTCATATTATCTATTGTAGATAAGAATGGTAAGGTGCAATTAAATACTGGAAAACTACCTGATTTTGGTAATTCTTTAAATGTTGGAGACTGGGTTAATATAAAAGGTACCCAATCATACAATGGTATTGCAAAAATTATTGAGATAGTTGGCGATTCTATTGTTATTGATGAATCATATATAGATGATGTACTTGCTACAGGATCTCCTACATTTAATAAAGAAGAAAGTAATAATTTTATGATTTATGAAAATGATTTATTACCTCCTACGCAATATGTATCATTGACTTATACTATTAATTGGTTTATTATGAAAATAAATAACACCTACTTTAAGTGGAAGATAAATAAACCTTTTGTAAAAAATAAATGGTATGCATTTGTTATTAATTTAAATTCAACTGCTCGCCAACTAGGATTATTTTTATATGATACAATAGAAAACTCAACCGCAATTAATCCAGCAATAACATCAGATCTTAATTTGCTATTTAATGAAACTAAAGCATATGATCCTGTAGATGTAATAGAAGGCAAAGATTGGAAATTGTTAGGATGTAATACAGATTTAACTAATATAAGAATTTGGAAGAAGCCTATAGAGGAAGAGTTACAATCATTGATTCTTAGTCAATATGTTGTAAAAGATACTCATTTAACATTATTATTGGATAACGCATCACCACAGTTAATGTTGCAAGATGTAACGGATGCCAGATAACCTGGAATATATATTACAAATAACTTATTAATGGAAGATAACTCAAAAGATAAATTTAGAGATAGTATCGGAGACTTACTTAGTGAATTACCTGATGAGGTTCCTGGATTAGATAATACTCCAGAATTACCTAAAGTAAGATTAGAAAGTACACAAGCAGTTGCTCTAACGAAGGCAAAAGGTAAAGCTAAAAAAGTAATGTCTAGTTTGCTTAAGTTTTACTTAAGTGAAGAAATCATCGCAGAGCATGAATATATTCAAGCAAAATCTAATTTAGATGAATATGCATTAGGTATGCTCATTCGCCAAATGGAAAACAGTGAGGTTGCTATTTCACAATTAATGGATATTATAAATGAAGGTGATGTATCCCCAAGAATGTTTGAAGTACTTAGCGATTTACAAAGAACTCTATTAGATATTATTAAAAGCCAAACAATGTATATGGTTGCTATTGAAGAAAATGCAAAAAAGACTTCTAGGGATATTGATGTTTATCATGGCAATTCAGAGAGCAGCGGTAACAAAAAACAGAGCGGTGTTAAGTCAAGAGGTACTAAAGATTTAATGAGAGCATTACAAGAAACAATTAACGAAGAAGATATACAAGATGTCGATAGCGATGAAAATGAAGAATGATTACATTCTTACACAGGAAATAAAACAAACAGAAAGAAAAACTGAAGGTGGTTTAATTATTCCTGGTGAAAAGTATAATAGGCAAGCTTTAGTAGTTGAAGTAGCAAATGACCTTGAAATAAAGAAAGGTGATAAAATTATAAAAACAATAGGCAAGGGTACTGAATATACTTTTGAAGGTAATAAGTTTGAAATCCTTCACATAAATCATATTCTTGCTGTTATAGAAGAAAATGGCACAGAAACCACAAGCACCTAGCGCAGGATTTGATTTTAATGTTGGCAAAGCCAAGCAAGCATTTTCTTGGTCAAGTGAAAGTGTAGAACAGTTAATGTTTGCAATAGAAGAAGGTTATAAACCTGCGTCTACGCCATTCTATGAAGGTAATCCTAATTTACGAAAAGGTAATATTGTTTTTAATTATACTTCAAATGAAATAAAAGAAATTAAAAAGTGTGCAAAAGACATTGTATACTTTGCAAATACATATTGCACTGTAATGACCGATCATGGTTTACAGACAATTAATTTAAGACCTTACCAAGAAGAGATGTTAAGGCAATTCCAAGCTGAAAGGTTTAATGTATGTTTAGCAAGTAGGCAAGTAGGTAAAACTATTTGTTCATCTATTTTTATTGCTTGGTATTCATTATTTAATTTTGATAAGAATTCTTTAATACTTTCAAATAAAGGGGCAACCACAAGAGAAATCATTGATAAAGGTAAAACTATATTAGAGCATCTACCTTTCTTTTTAAAACCCGGCACTCTTAAATGGGATGTATTTAATTCTAAGTTTGATAACGGTTGTAGAATAATTGGTCAAACTACTACCAAGAAAGCAGCAATTGGTTTTACTATTCATTTATTATTTATGGATGAGTTTGCGCATATACCTGCAAACTTTGTTGATACTTTTTATGAAAACGTATATCCTACAGTATCTGCATCAACTAACTCAAAGGTAATAATAACCAGCACCCCAAATGGCTTTAATAAATTCTATGACATATATACTGCTGCCGATAAAGGATTAAGTGAATATACACCCTTTAGAGTTGATTGGTGGGACGTACCAGGAAGAGATGATGCATGGATGAAACAGGAAGTTGCAAACTTAGGAAGTGATGAAGCTTTTAATAGACAATATGGAAATCAATTTATAGCAGGATCATCATTACTACTAGGCCCTGATAGTCTTAAGAAATTAAAATCAAATGAAACAGAATTTGTTCATCGTGAAATGGTTGAGTTTGAAGACGAGCAAGTAGAATATTCTGGTTTACTGTGGGACCCTGAATTTAATTTGGATGATACAGAAGAGGATGAAAATTACTGGTGTTTTTCTGTGGATATAGCTGAAGGTACTGGTGGAGATTATTCTATCATAAATATCTTTAAGATAGAACTTATGGATGAAGCAGATTGGAAAAAGGTTACATCCCCAGGTAGCTTTATTGATTTTTATAGAATTAGACAGGTTGGGAGATTTAGAAGCAATGATCACACTATTGAAGAATTTGCAAAAGCTCTTTATATTTTAGCTTATGATGTTTTTTACTCTGAAAACGTAAAACTAATTATTGAGTGGAATTTATTTGGGGGTGAATTAATAAAAAGAATGGAAACTGTATTTCCACAAAGAAATGATTTTGATGAAGAATCTGTTGTAAAGTTTAAACATCGAATAGATGCCAGAACTAAACAGTTTGGATTAAAAGTCAAAAAAGATAATAAACCTATATTTTGTCAAAATTTTAAAAAATACATTACTCAGAATAAAATATTAATAAAAGATAAGCATACTGTCCATGAAGCTGCAACCTTCGGTAAACTACCAAATGGTTCGTATGCTGGGCAATTAGGTCATGATGATTTAATAATGACATGTATTAATAGTTCTGAATTCTTTTTTACATTAGACTTTTCAGATTTTGCTGAAGAGATCCATGATGGGGCTGAAAAGCATGTTCAAGATAAAATTGATGCTATCTTAGAGCAAGATGCTAAAGGGGGACAACTTAACTTCGACATATACGACTTGGTATAAAAAGTTATAGGTTGTTGGATATATAAAAAAAGCAAATAAAAAAAATAATATAAGATGGCACTAGATCCGAAAATCGCTTCGATTAAAGCAGCAGGGACATACCGATTTGAGTTTGACAAATCTCAAGTAGTTAGTATTCCTGCTAATCAGACAAGGTTAATTGTCGGTTTCTCTAAAACAGGACCTTTTAATACTCCGGTATTCATTCCTGACACCGCATTCTTCAAACAAGTATATGGTGATATTGACAGAAACTTAGAAAGAAAGGATTCATTTTTCCATAGAAGCTGTTTAGCAGCATTGGAAAGAGGACCGATTCTTGCACTTAACTTATTAAACTTAACTGCTACCGATAAGGTAGAGTATATTAAATTTGGTGCGGCCTCCACACCAGAAGGTGGTACATACCAAGATAATGCAGGTGCATTAGGTGAATACCAAAAATTCTATAACAGAGATAAATTCTTTTATCCTGACTCAGATTCATTCTTAAGTAATGTAAATGCTGACACGCAGAATTTTAATTCAGGTACTACCAATGATTTATTAGATATGGTAAACTTAGGACAAAATCCGTTATCAGTCATAGTAAGAAAAGCATCAGCTGCTAATTCTACTGGATTCAATGTAACTGTTGAAGAATGGTATGGAGCTGCAAATGTACCAGGATTCTTAAATAAAGATAGTTTAGTATCTGACTTCTTGGTAGATGTATTTGTAATTAATGGAAACTTTGGTGGAGACTTTGGTTCTGCAACGCCTTATGAAAGATTTGCGGCAGATCCAATATTCCAAACATATTTTGATAAAACACAAGGTTTAAAAAGAAGAGTATTTGATGCTGATTCAACAGATACAAAAATCGCTGAATTTTTTAATGAATCAGAAGTTCAGGTAATTGCAACTTATACTGCTTCACTTATTCCTAACTTTACTGACTTATTAGGTAATAACCTTTTTGTAGAAAAAGTTATAAATGCTGATACTGCATCTACTGGATTATTTGTCGCTGTGAATGAAGATCTTTTTGATGGTGATACATTAATTGATGGTGTTGCAGGTGGTATTGATATGATAGGTCATAACCTTGAATATACTCAATCTACATCATTACAAGATGATGTTAATTTCTTATCATACAGTAGTTCTATTGTATCTGATTTAAATTATGCAGGTAATGGCATTACACCAACATCAGTTGATAAAAGTACAAGTGATCTTCTTTCTGTTACGGATTTAACTTCTGGTGATGTTCAAATACAGATACAAGGTTCTGTAGGATCTGCATTATTTGATGGATTCTCAAGTATGACCGCAAACACTGCTACTGTTGTAGGTAGTTATATTGAAGCTATTGATCTTAATGGCGATACAGTATATGTACCTGTAATATCTCACCAAGTAGTTGGTAATACAGTAACTGTTGTTTTATCTGGCTCTAATGCTACTATTGATTCAACTTGTTTCGGTACAAGCTTTGATTACATAAATGAAACTGACTTTGGTTTTGTAACCGATGAGGCCCCATTAACTAATCCGAATAATTCTAATATTATAGGTTCTTATGGTTCATCATTATATAGTCAATTCTCAAATGGAACTTTAACTGATGGTGATGAAGCAGTATTTTTAGATGGTGGAACTCAATATCAATCGTTCTTAGTATTCAATGCTGTTGATTATGGATTTATTCATACTGCATCACCAACTACTACTGCAACAACAATTGCAATTTCAGATTTAGATTATGCTCTACCATCTGTTCAAGTAACTCCTTATCAGGAAGATGCATTTAATAATATTACCCCTCATGCTGAATTTACTTTAGGTAGTGCAACTGGTACATTTTTAAATTCTGACGCTGTTGCATATCCTATAGGTACATTAGGTATCCAAACATTAAAAGGTGCAAATAATGTTTCTATAGATATTATATCAGATTCTGTTACTGAACCTGGATTAAAGCCTAACCAAGTATTAATCGCATCTGATAATCCTGATGCTGCCGATGTTATCGTTGGTAATTATTTAGTACATTTTGAAGGTGATGCAACAACTCCACATTCAAGGTTAACGAGAATGAATGTTGTACAAGGTGGATTAACCAATGCTGAGTTTAGTACTATTCCTGCAGGAAAAACTGCATTATTAGTAACATGCCAAAGCGAAATTGCAACATCAACCGCAGCAGGTGTAGTTAAAGTAGAATTATATTATCCTATTGATGCATGGGTAGATTACTTAAATGTATTTACATTGGATGGATTTAAATTAACTGCTAGTCATGTACCTAACGGAACAAACGATAGACAAAATGAAATCTTAAACGGTACTTTAAATGGAACTAATTTATTTAAGGCATTAACTGACAGAGATGTAATTAACTTTAGATATATTGTAGATACATTCGGAAACGGTATTGAAAGTGGATCTAAATCAATCTATACAGTATTAGCTTCTACAAGGAAAAACGCGTTTGCAATATTAAATGCACCATCTGCTAAGGACTTCAAAAATAATTCCGATCCTTCGTTTAAAGATCTAACTGGAAGCTTATCATCTAGATTTATTTCTACTGGTGGTGATCTTTCAAAGAATCCTACGGTAAGATACTCATTACCATCTCAAACACAAGGTGCAAGTTGGGGAGCATTCTATTATCCGTTTATTACTGTTAGGGATTTAGGTAGAAATATAAATGTTGTACCAGCTGCATATGTTTCAAACAACTTTATTGCAAAATATGAAAACGCTTTACCGTGGTCATTAGTTGCAGGAGTTCGTAGAGGTGTTGTCGGTGGAACTGGCGTTGTAGGATTAGAAATCAATCTTGGAAAAGAGGACAGAGAATACTTAGAACCATTTGGATTAAATCCAATTGTATTCCAAAGTGGAACTGGGCCAACAATCTTTGCAAATAAAACTGCACAGCAGACTACAAAATCTGCATTAAGTTCTATTAACAGTAGAGAGGTTGTAATTTATATCCAAGATGGAATTGAAGCAATACTTAAAAACTATTTGTTTGAATTTAATACAGCTCAAACTAGATTGGAAATTAAAACACTTGCTGATAACTTCTTATCAACGGTTCAAAATGATGATGGTGTTTACGATTATAAAAACGTAATGGACGAAACTAATAATACACCAGAAGTTATTGATCAAAATGTTGGTATCTTAGATACATACATTGAACCAGTAAGAGGAATGGAAATTCTCGTACAGAGAACAACAATTCTTAAGACAGGAGCTATTAGTTCAGGAAACTTCCAATAAGAAGAAACTAAATAAGAATATATAAAAAAAATAAATTAATATGCCACTACCACATTATACCCAGTCAAGGGCCAGTAGCCAAAGGTACGAACCTATTCAGCCTAACCTATTTGAGGTGACTGTATTTTCACCACTAGGGGATGATACGGGTTTAATCTTAGAGCAAGTTAAAACTATCGGAGGTTTAAATAACTTAAACCCATCTGTAGATGCAGTAGGTCAAAAATATAAATTTGCTGACCGTTCATTTGCAAGTATGCCAGGTCAGACCTTTTTAGATCTGACTATTAACTTTAGTCTTAACTTAAACGAAGCTAACGAAAATTACATTTACAATACATTCCGTAATTGGTATAAATTAATCTATGATCCATTAACTGGTGAAATGGGATTAAAGAAAGACTATGTTGGAAGTATGATCATTGTACAATATAACAGAGCAGGAGATATCTTTAGAAAGATTACCTGTAAAGATGTATTCCCTACAGGTCAACCTGATTTTGTAGATGAATTGAATTATGAAACTCCAGATCCTGCTGAGTTAACAATGACTTATCGTTGTGATCACTGGGTTGAGGAAAATGTAGGTGCATAATTTAAAATAAAATTAATTTTAGAAAAACTGGCTCTAGGGCCAGTTTTTTTGTCTTTACTCTAATATATATTATAAATTATATAATCTAAATTATGACCATATTTAAAGTATTAAACAAAATTGATGGTAAGGTTTATGTAGGTTATTCGGTTAATGATAATCCTAATAACTTAGGATCAGGTAAATATATTAAAAGAGCAGTTAAAGATTTTGGTACAAGATCCTTTGAGAAGCATATTTTAGAAAAATTTTCAACTGATGAATCATTAAGTCATATAATGGAAAGGTTAGAGTTTTGGATAAAAAAACATAAAGCCGATAATCCTAAGTATGGATATAACGAAAGCGTACAAGAATTAATACCGCAAAAAAAGAGGCTTACGAAAAAACTACAGGTACTCTTAACACCAGAAGATGTTGATAATCTAAATACTATTATCATACAAAAATCAATGGAGAATAAAACAAAACCGATGCCAGTATCTAGATATGTTAGACAATTAATAGTAGAACATATCGTTACAGAAACAGCACCTGAAAAACAATTAATAAAAATTAAATAATTATGAGTAGTCACGAAGACAATATTAAAAAAGAATTTGAAGAGGCTGAAGGTATAGTTGATACTACAGCTGAGGTAAAATCTAATGAAGATGGTAAAATTACTGAGTTAGGTAAAGTAGATACTAGTAGAGGATCTGGTGTAACATCTATAGATGATCCAGAAATACAAAGAATACAATCTTTAACCGGATATATTAAACTTGATTTATCTGGGTTTCCATCAGGTGGTCAATTTTATAGAGATGATTTTGAAATTCATATCAGAGCCGCAAGGGTTGGTGAAATTAGAGAATTCTCAACATTAGATGAAGAAAATATATTAGATGTTGATGAAAAGCTAAACTCACTTCTAGTGAACTGTACAAAAATTATGTATGGTAACCAACGAGGTTCATATAGAGATATTCTAGAAGAAGATAGAATATATTTAATCTTATCTATCAGGGAGCTTACTTTTAAAGATGGTGAGAATAAATTAATGATGCCAGTTGGTAAAAAGAAATGTACGTCAGGTACGTGTAAATCACAAGAATCAGTTGAACTTAAAACTCCTAACCTTCAATTTAATGAAACCGATGAATTGTTAGAAAAGTATTATGATCACGAAAACAAATGTTTTACTATACCTACAAAAAATCATGGTGAATTAACATTAGCACCACCAACGATTGGTGTTATGAGATCTATTACAGATTGGATAAGAAAACGAGAACAAGAAAATTTACCTTGGGATAAATCATCTTTAGCCATATTACCTTATATTCAAAGAGAATGGCGAGGATTTAATGATAAAGAAATATTTTCTGCTATTACTAGCTTTCAAGGCTGGGATGCTAGTAAATTTTCGATCATATATAGATTAGTTGAGAAAGCGAAAATTGGAGTTAAACCTGAGTTTATCTATCCATGCGAAGGGTGCGGTGCGGAGGTCGCCGTTCCGCTCACGTTTCCCGGCGGGATCAAAGCTATGTTTATTGTTCAAGATATCTCTTCTGAACTTTTATAAAGTCAGAGTTTTATTATTGGAAAAGTTGCATCTCCAACCTTCTGAGTTGGATTTGCTTCCTTTCTATGAATATGAATACACTTTAGAAATGTTTAATGACATTCTTAAAGAGCGTAACGACGAAGACAGCAAGAATAGTCAGGCACAGTCGGATAAATATAATACTAGTAGCATGCAAAAATCTATGAGCAAAAGCGTGAGTTCTTTTAAAACTCCATCTATGCCAAATATAAGTATGCCAAAGTTTTAAATAAATAGATTGAATGGCTATAGTAACTCTTAAAGATTTAATGGATCCTTTGTCAAAGATAGAGGCAGCTGCACAACAAACTAATGAAAAGTTAGATGCTATTGTAGCAGTCTCTGTTGGTGCTTCTCAAAACGGAGTAGCTATTATTGATGAGTTACAAAAACAGACGATGTTACTATCTGAGTTAGTTAGAACCAATCAAGAAATTGACGCTCAGACTGGTGCCAGTATTACTAAGAGTAGTATACAATTACTTTCTCTTAGAAAGATTCTTAAAGCAATTCAGAAAGGTAATAAAGATGATGAGACAAGTTCTAAAGGTAGTTCTATTGGAGGGCCTGGTAATAAAGTAGAAAAGGCTGGTGAGCTGTTGCAGATGTTAGGTGTAGGTTCTTTAAAAACTGCAAAAGGAATGATGCTATGGGCTTTAGTACCAGCAAAGGGTGTTACTAAGTTTACTGAGTTTATAAAATCTACATTTGAAAAATTAGCCGAAACTGACACTAAGAAAGCTAAAGAAGGTATTGAAGCATTAGATTTAATGGGAGGTGCAATTTTAAAATTCTCAAAGGCATTAGCCATATCAGCACTATTAATAATTCCTGGTATGATAGCTATACCGTTTTTGGCTGTATCTATATTAGCGATGGGTGGTATAATGTCTCTATTAGGATCACCTAAATTTAATAAGCGTATTAAAGCAGGTGGTGAATCTGTTGATATTATGGGTGATGCTATAAAAAAGTTTGCTATAGGATTAGCATTATTTTCGCTAGTTGCACCGCTTGCAGTAATTACCGCACCACTCATGGCTGTTTCTATGTTATTAATAGGTGGAGTTGTTTCTTTATTAGGATCACCTAAATTTAGTAAAAGAATACGTGCCGGCTCTACTTCATTATCTAGAATGGGTAATGCTTTAATAAAATTTACCGTAGGTTTA